TTCCAGAGAAATCTCTGGTCTGCGCTCAATTTGTATAAGTAGACGGATGACAATCCCGAAGACATGTCCGAGGACCATATGCACAGTCAGTTTCTTCAACAGGTAGACAACATTTGGCCAGCGCCGGCCGGCAAAGCCACCTGATAAAAGAACGATCAAGGTCTCAAGCATCAACACTATATCTCCAGCAGGAGTTAGTGATAACAAGGACTCTAGATCCTGAGCATAGTGCATATCAATGGTATCAGCAATAGAGCGAGGAAAATACCACCCAAGAATGTGGGGGCGAAGTACTTCATTTGCAATGTGCACGCTCCTTGCGCCACCAGTACGTGTAACGGCATGCTGGTAAAACCAGAAACCGTACAGTCCAGCGGCAAAAAGAGCAGTGTAGAGCCACGGCACCCAGAGAGTGGACAACAAAAGGAGAAGGGAAACAGTGATGAATAACAACTGATTCCAGTCAATCTCGAAAATGTCGCCACCACTCAGCAAGGTGTTGAGGTTGTTCATTGTGCGCCTCGCAGGGTTAGTGCGAGCCGACAGAGCGTGATAGACCGACTCAAATTCTGAGTCTACGTTGCGGCAGAAAGCCAGAGTAGCGCAGTACGGGAGCACATCAACCTGATCTGCCTTAGACAGATTGATGTCTCTCGCCAACAAGCGTTTTGTCAACTCAATGCAACGCTGATAAGTCTTCAAATCACGCACCGAACCAGAAATCTGGAACGCAACGTCATCCACAACATCTCGCGGCACAGCCACCTGTCGGACAGATGTGCCCACCACATAGGAACGGCCAAGAAGTGTCACAGTCGTGATAGTCTGAATCTCGCCCACACCATGTTCAGGATTGAACTTAGGGTGTGTGGAAAACGACAAACAACGAGTAAAATCAAATTGAGCCTTACAATCGACTGGTGTAGGAGCAGTCAACGAAGGGTCAACGATCTGTCGCTGAGGAAGAGTCGTCTTGGCGAAAATAGTAACACGAGTGGCACCATGTTTCTCAGGACCGTACATACGGGTGTCCTTCATGCAGACGCCATGAGGGAGTTGGTGCGTAAGGAGCCAGTCACAAGCAGAATGTGTATAGGGAGTCGAATTCCCTTGCACAATCATAGTGACCTTCTCAAGGTTCTTTCCTTCGCGCCGGTATTGACTTTCCCCTGAGTGAAAAGATCCTCTCACATCAGGGAACACATGGTGTAGAGACATAACCATGGGGTGCTTACCACGCGGAGTAACCTGGTTGACTAAATCAACCAGGATTTGAGGAGCTGAATGATCAGCCTCCGTCAAATAGTAGATTGAATGAATGAACACATAGGCAGCAGGGACGCGGAAAACACCATCAACCCAGAACCGGGGTTGACA